GTTCCTCTCATTGTTGAAGTCTCTCGCATATCTACTGGAGAAATGTCCTGTACGACTAGGTCGATAGCACCTTTCTTTCCGTAGTAAGCGTGTAACCAAGGTTTACTCCAAGTACATGATACTGTTGCTTCCGCAAGAGTAACTCTCCCTGAACCAACACAAGTAAGTGATAGAACACCACCTGTTGCTGATGCTGAAGCCTTCAATGTGTCTTGTATTATTGCTTGATTTGCTGCTGACAATGCAACTTGTTTTGTGTTTGTAGTTACGGGGTCATTAATCAAGTTTGCTAGGTTTGTCAAAGATGTGTTTGCATCTGTTTCGATTAGGAAGTTACCTGCTGTTGCACCAACTGATGATGTGATGCCTGTGAAGACAACACCACCAATTGTTACGTAGTCAGCTGTAGTGATTTGTCCTGTTGCTGTCAATGCCGCTGTGAAGGTTAGGTTGTTTGAAACATAAACTTCTGCCATTGAAATTGCACCAGAGTAACCATTCTTCCATATTGAGTTAACAATATCGAATTGCTTGCCGAGTAAGTATTGCTCTAGGTCTGAAGCCATGTAAGGGTCAATAACGAAAGCCATATTCGTTAGAATTTGGTTTACGTTCTTTAGTTTAGCTGGCATTCTTGTAACCATTTGAGGAACTGTTGTTGCGGTAAGAGTGATTCCAACATCTGTTGAAGCATTTGTTGTAAGGTCACCTTCATCGAATGTTTGGTAAGCATTTAGAACTTCTGCAAGAACTCTTGCATCTAGGTCTGTTGCTACCTTAACTGCGATTTGTCCACCAATAACTTCTCCTGGGTTTAGAGGACCTGTTTGTTTTACTTCTCCATCTGAGATGTAGAATACTGCCTCTTTCTCAAGGTTGATTGTCAAAGATTCTGTTGAATCTGTGATTGCATCTATCGTTGATGCTGAACCTCGTGAAACTGTTCGTACACGAACAGCCGATGTATCGTAAATCATTCTTGTGACTGAGCCACCATATGTAAGTGATGGTTCAAATCGCATATTTGCAATGCTCTTTGCTACAAGAACCTTATTGAATACTTCTTCGTATGTATTGTCATACGCTACTTTATAATCTGTTAAAGCCATGATAATTTGTTTATAATGTTGATAATTATCAGTTTGGCTCGTTCCACTTCTATAGTTTTATTCTCGCAAATAGGCCTTCGTTATATTTAGCTTTGGTCTCGGGATTAGCCAAGATTTCTCTTAAATATTCTTGGTCTTTAGTTGCTCGATTAAAGTCTATTGGGGCATCTGAATTTCCCCCTCTTGCCTGTGTTTTCTCAAGTGTTTTCCTACCAGTGACAAGATGACCGTAAGATTCCTCTAATATCTTTGCAAACGTCTTATTTGCATTGTTCGGGTCAAGAGAAAGAGATTTGATCACCTCACGGTTCGCAATACTCTTATATTCAGGCATTGATTCCATTAGTTTGTCGAAGTGCTCATTGAAAGTCTTATTGACCGTCTCTGTTCGCTTCGCTTCTTCTAAAGGTCTCAGTTTTGCCTCTATCTCCTTATCGTACTCTGCTTTAGTTTGTTCTCCAACCTTACGTATCAGTTTTTCAACTGCACTTTCGGTTAGTCCAAACTCGTCAGCGATAGATTTGATGTCTCCGGAAATCTCTTTTGAAGATTTACCGTCCTCCATCATCTTTTTTATCTCCTTAAGCTCCTTTCCTAGTTCTTTGGCTTCCTTCTTGTATTCAAGAAGTGCGGCTTCTGGAACCATTTTAGGTTCTTTTCGTTCTTCAGGTTTGATAACATCGCTAATAACGACATCTTCGGCCTTCGTTTCCGTAGGCGCAGCTTCTGTCTTTGCTGGTGCGGGTTCTTTTGACTCCACCGCTGGAGCAACTTTGACTTCATCAGCCATAATTTTAACCTTGTTGTCGTAGTGGCACTACGTGTTTTTTTCGCCTTTCGGCACAGAGAACAGGTCTGCAAAAAGTTTACCCCTCCGGGTCGTTCGTTGCTATAATTATACCATACAAATTACTTTTTTTAGAACATTTGTAGGTATCTGCTGGCCACCTGAACGAGAGATGGCCATGAGGCACCTACAAAGTGCCTAGTTCTCCTCTGAAAGAAGGAACTCTAACGCCTCTCGCGCGGATTTTTTGTTCTTTGGAGCACGATTAATGCTTCTTAACAAAGCCAATCTTTCCCCAAGTCGCGCACATGAAGCTATCAATTCAATATGAGATGCTGTTTTGTATTTACTGCATAACTCATCAATAGACGAAACGACATCTCTTTGTAGGCTATCAACAAGTATTTGACCTCCTTCGGTTTTTGTTATTGCCTCAATGGAGGAGTACTTCTTGATGTCCTTTTTTACTTCTTCTTGTCTATTCATATTGTGGTCTCTTTTTTTTACAGCCCATGTTATTCTTCTTTAGTTTCAATAATTTGCTTAATCTCTTTCATTATCTCACTCTTTTTTTCCTCAGTTAGGTGAGTGATGCCAGTTTGCTTTTCTATTTCCTTGATTTCTTTCTCAAGGTCCGCTTGTGCTTCAGCAAACTCAGCAAGTTTTTCTTCTGCCATCTTTATGAATCGGCCCGCCTCATAGTATGTATGGCAGGTGAGTTGTGTCTTTTCGTCAATGGCTAGTATCTCTGGGTGAAAGTTCTCTACATTAACCCGGAGAGCCTTTTTGACTTTAAGTTCCGCTTCAATCTTTTCAATGTTCTTTTTATTTTCTTCAAACGCTCTGACTGTGTCATCTAATGTAATAGTTGTTACGATTCCACTTTTTTCGATTTTCGACATCGTTGGAACCTGCTCGTCTTTTTCTAATATTTTATATTTGACCATTTGGTTTCTGAACAGGATTATTTTTAATTTGATTTTGACCAACCATTCCTACCCCGTTCTTAGGAGTGACCGGCTGACTTAGTACTGCTGATTCGTTGTTCATTCTATCTACTTCACTTTGATTAAACGCTCTTACTTCGTTACCAATAATAATTTGGTCCAGAGAGATGATGTAGTTCGAAATAGCATTAAACTGTTTCGCGTCTATATCTTCTTCGTGGTCCTTCAAATAATCGACCATTCTCTGCTTGTAAGCATTATTTGCCCATTTATTTGGTTTTATCATCTCGCCCGCTAGTAATGACTCAAGGTCTCTGTCTGCTTCCGACATTAACTCACTATTGCCAAACTCTGATGTGTCTAGCAATTCTCTTATATCCTCAGCTGTGAAACCAGCAACTTTGGCTTGTATCTCAACTGATTTCTTTGGATTGATGATTGGATTCATTGCCTGTGATGCTAGGAATTTCAATTTCTCTTGCATTTCTTGTAGTGTTACTAATACCTCTTGGTTCGAAGCCTCAACCAACAAACCAAAGTCGTCTCCTTTTTTGAACAAATCAGAACGTCGAACATTAACAAGTTCCACGCCATTTGGTCCAACTAATTCTACTGCTACTGGTTTGGTTAAGTTCTCTCGAACACCGTACTCGTAAAGTTTCGCAAATCTCTTTGTTCCAAACGAATACGACTTGTTAAACAGTGCGAACCTATCTGCCGCTGCTTGTTGGTTTCCCTGATAGATACCAACTTTTCCTTCTACATCCTCCATTCCTTTCGCTCCTGAAGTTACTCCTGATGCTTTTTCTTGTATTCCTTCCAACACCTGGAACACTTGAATTGGAGTATTGATTGATGGAACATTGAGTGTCTGAACCACCTTATTAGCATCAAAATCGCCCTTAGTATAGATAATGCCATCGCGTCTATATTTTAATTGTGATAAATCTTCCAGCGCTCCGACGTTTACAACTTTCTGTGGTTTGTTTATTGCCTCAGCGTTGTCGAGCATCTGGTTTATACTTACGTTTTGTACCATGAACACCTCTCGCACATAGTCGCAGAAAGCTGGTGTCCAGAACTCCGTCAAATCAGGAAATGCCGCATAAGTGAAATATGGGTATAGACCACTTGGAAACATTTCTTTTAATGGGATAACTTTTATCGCCCTGCCATTTGTGTTTAGTAACACATAGTATCGTTCGTCTTCGTAAGTGGTAACCCACTGCCAGAATTTGAACTTATCGTTGTCCTGTAATTGCTTTGTTGTGTATGTCGTTCCCTGTGCTTGTGTTCTTACTCTCTTGTCGTTCTCTTGTTGTGGCAATTCAGTTGCGTTACCAACACCTTGCAATAGTTGTTCGGTTTCGCTCTTAATGTATTCACCACTTTTCATTCCTTGTTTTAATTCGTCACGACTTTTGATAACTCCGTAGTTACCCATATAGCGTGCCTTTTCGATTTCTATACCACCGGCTGCAGGGTCAATTAAGAAGTCGTAGACGTCTACGTTTTCTAGTTGTGGTTTGTACACTTCACCCTCATCGGCGGCGGTATACGAGTAAATTGCACGCCCGTAAAGGATGCACTGCTTTTTCGCTGCCAAGTCTTTGATGTCCCAGTTATTGCGTTCCTTATCGAGATTTACTAACGAGTTTAGCAAAGCCACGCGTTTCAACTGGCTCTCTTTCCTTTTTGTGAACTTGAAAACCAAAGGATTGTCTACTTTTGATAACAAAGTGTGCACGAACTCTTGCATTCGTCCTAATTCCACGTTTGCACGTGCTTCGGATGACACTAATTTCTTGCCATAATACATTTCCTCATTTTTTTGCCAATTTTTTGTCTTTCCATTCTTAAAAGACCGAGCAAAGATGACCTCTTTGAGGCATTGGTCACGTATTGCTCCAATTTTTTCTTCTTTTGTCATAAGTTTTGGTTAATTATTACATAATTATACCATCAAATCCCAATATCCGTGTATAAAACTTCTTCAAACTGCTTAAATTGAGATTTATCGTATGGTTTTTCGCAAATTTGTGGTGCATATGCCAGTGCATCCATCACATCGTCGTGCCTAGACAGTGGAAATCGCACCAATTCTTCTTCCAAAGCGTCGCATTCCCCACTAATGTGGTAAATATCCCCGTTGCTATAGCGTGGTATGAGCCCTCTTATGCGTGTTTCCTTCTGTACTCCACCATGTTTCAGTTCCACAATGCGTGGATACTTGTTTCGTTTGCGACATTCCTCTTGAAAATAAGGATAGACTCCTTCCGTATACGCCGTCGTTTCTATGCCTATCTTTTCCATGCCCTCCTCGTGAAGCTGAAAGAGGAGGTCTATCAAGTCCTTAGCGTTCACTCGGTATTTCTTCCCCGACACGTACCACTTATTTTCCTTATCAACATACACCCGTGCTATTCCGGTGTTGTCGCTATCGGACCGCTTGGACATGGCCGAGTCTATCAGGGCAAACTTACGCGTGTTGAGCGATAGCACGTGATCGCGGGTGATTGGCTTAAACCAGTTCTGTGTAAACTCCTGTGAGTCCGTGTCTATTGGGCTATTCATCATTTCGGCATTGAACACTTGCGGTCCAAGTTTTTTGCGTATGTCGGCGATGGAGACCATACCTTGCCTCTCCGTCAGGGAGTACTTCTCTGGCCAAGTTGGCTCGCCTTGCTCATCGAGCAGGTCAACCTTGCGCACTTTGAGGCGGGTGTCGGTGAGGGAGCGCTCAAATAACTTGGCAACATTGCCGTACTCCGTAATGTAGTTGCACAAGTAAAGCACGATGCCTGAGGCGTCCATTCCCGACTGGGCCTCCGATATGTGGTTTGCTACCTGTAGAGTGTAAGCCTCTGAGTCTTTCGTCTTGTTGGTTTCAAAGTCGTCTAAGATAAGGGCGTCCGGGCGTTGCGCTCCGTGTAGTCGCCCTCGAATGGATTCCTGTGTTGAGTGGGCCTCAACTCGAATACCATTGTTAGTGAGGAAGTTTGAGATTTTTTTCTGTGTGAGTTCCTCAGAATTGCGTTTGGCATTGTAGAGTTCGCCATAGTCTTGGATGATACGTGGGTTTTTTTGCAACTCCAAGATAGCATCAAAGAGCATACGTTCTGCGTTTTCCTTATCAAAGGAGTCCACGTTGATGTATTTCCTCTTGTTGGTGCAAATCATCCAGGTGATAAACCCTTTGGCAATAGAAGTCTTGGCCGACTCACGAAACATCACCCACGCGACCTCTCGATAGGTGCCCTTCATCATGTGGCTAACATCATCGAACATCTCATAATGGAAAGGCGCAAATGGGTACTTTACGTAGTCGATATAGTAATAGATGAACCAGTGTTGGAAGTCATTCTCGAGCACGTATCGTCTCTCGGCAGGTGTCGCTGATTGCACAAATCGTATAATTTCTTTGTTGATGGTTTTCATAAAAAGTTTCCAAAAAATTTTGTACCCCCCCCTAGGCCTCCAAAAATTGGGTGGAGGGGGGAGGGGTAAGTACTTAATATTTCTTTTTGCGATTTCAACACCCCACCCCCCACTTCGCCTTTTCTCGCCTTGTCATTGGTGTTCAGAAGCATTGAGCCAAACACTAAGGGGACAAAAGTGTGTCGCACAATAAATCTTGTTAGTAGGGTGTGCAATATATGGCTATATTGAGCCATTATCTGGGGCAACTTCTACGGGCTCGCCGGGCATTTTGAGCAGTTTCTGGATTCTCTCCATCTGGTCCGCGTCAAGTGGCTCCGTTTTGTTGATATTCAGGCCGAGCGTTTCCAGGCGTTTACTATAGCCGCGATCTTTTCCGAGTGTTTCGCGCAAGAATTCCGCCTCCTTTTGTTGAATTGCTAGTATTTTTGCACTATCTTCTGTGTGTTTTGTTACTTTCCGGCTGATTTTCTCAGCTTCCAACAAAAAAACTTCTGTTTTTACGTGGTCTATGAAGTCTCTAAAACCATATTTGTTCAGATAATAAGCATTATCCCAGGTTCCAGCTGGTAAATTAATTTCCTGTTGTATTTCTTTGTATTCTTTACCATCAAGGATCAACGAACGGATTTTATTTTGCGTGCTTTGGTCCATCAAGGATGGGCTTTTATTTTCTTCCATTGCATAATTATAACACACTAAATAAAAACCGTGTAAAGCAGCAAAAATTATTACATCTAATACAGCTTTTTTCTATTATTAAAGCTACAGAATATATA